ATCAAAACGTAGTGGTATTGTCAACTCTTTTCTATTAAATCTATTTGGATTTCTAGAATCTTTTCTGCAAGCCTGTCTACCATGAGATCAAAGGCTTCAGTTTCCTGGTAGCCCAAGCTGGATAGGACTTCAATAGCCTTGTCCCTTGAGATTTCTATCGCTCTTTCATATGCATCGTCACTCATAATCTTCTACCTCGTGTAAGTACACTGCTTTCATTATTAATTCGAACATTTCTCTAAAGTCTTCTGCGTTCATGTACTCGCATCTCTTTTGCATGTGATGGTAACGATACTCTTTATAGGCAGCATTGAATTGATCTTCAGTGTACAGGATCATACATGCTCTCCTTTGGCTTTAAGGGGGAACGTGTCGAACCAATCAGCATCTATGATTGCATCATGTGTGAGGCTGAATTCCGCATGCTGCTCCAGATTCTCAATTGTTGTATCGTCGTAGACTTCCAGGGCGATCATTGCGTAAAGTGTTTTAGTGTTTAGTTTCATGTAGCCTCCTAGTAATTTGAATCTCTAATGCATTTCTCCACCACGACTCTCTGATCAACCCACCCGGAAGACATCTCTTTGACGGCTTCATAAAGTTTATCAAGTTTCTCTTCAAACGTAGGTCCATCGGGATTTTTAGAATCCATCCAGCCCTGAAGACATGGTATTTTAAATATCAAAGTCTTTTTTGGAGCATCATCGGAACTCATAAGGGAATCTGGTTCGATGTAGGCGGCCACATACGCATCACTTATCGCATACCAAAAGAGATTAGATTCATCACAAATATACTCTAAGTTCATAGTGAGTTGTCTCTCCCGTTTAGAGTGATCGTCCACTGCTTTCTCATACTTTGCATTCAACAATCTTGATTCATGTTTTACTACTTCTAGTTCTGCTACCAATTCAGCTTTGGTTGGCATCTTTTTCTCCTAAGTTTAAAATTTTTATCCTATTAAATATCCTAGATGTACAAATGAAACTGCTTCTGCATTAGGAAACTTGTCGGGATATTTTTCAGCTATTAGTTTACACCAGCTATTCCATAACCATTTGCATCCTCTTTTCTGACAGGCATCTACATAAGCTTCTATTCTTTTTTGCTGAGTCTTAGCCATAGATCCCTTATTAAATTGTAATAAGGTGACAGGTAATCTAAGTCTTCGTATGTTGTGTCGATCAATACAACCCACACACCCAGCAAACAACTGGCAACAGAAGCCAGCCTTTGCTAAACCAATACCCGGAATAGTTAGAAATACTTTCATAAGTTCTATAGATCTATTACGACCACGGAATCGTAAGGCCATCATAGCTTGTGCATATACCTTGTCTATATTTCTATTGAGATACTTAGCAGCATCTTTCTTATTGTCCCATAGGAAACGTGATCGTATTCCTTTGAGTCGCCAATCATATAGTTGGTTACCTACTTGACTCCAAGGCTGGAGTATCGATAGTACTACCATGATTATCATTAACTTGAATCTTTCTGGTGAGCTTTGAGCAAACTTATTTATAGCTAAATTGTGTGCATCAAACGGTGTCATTATTTATACCTCACATAGTTGTGTTGTTTTAACTTCTAAGTTAGTTTCTATCCATACTTTAGCACCACAGGGAAGTGGTTTCTCTGTGTTGTAAACAACGGAAGCAACTACTTGACCTTTAGAATCTACAATGTCAGCACGATTTGTTGTACGATTCTGTTTATAGTCTTTCACAGTTATCACAGGTAAACTGTTTAAGGTACTTGCTTTTTTCCCATAATAAGTATTATTTCTTTTTATGTGGTGTTGATTTACATGGATTCTAGTCTTCATTTTCTCTCCTATTTTGAGGGGTATGGTCTGCCCAGTGCATTCATCATACTTTTTACCCAAGGTCTTTTCTCATATTGCTCTTTCATGTTCTCAATATCTGATTGTGAAATAGCGTTATGTGAAATGGATTGAAAGAAGTCGAGCATGAATAAAGAAACTACAACATCATTGGGTTCTTGGGACACCCAGTTTTCTCTGTGGTTTCCTATATTCTCTATAACATAATCGATACAATCAATTAATAGATCCTCTCGATCTTCAATGTTCCATATTTCTTCTACACGTTCTTTAACATCTTCAAAGAATATGTCGTCGTTATGATTACTCATTCGTTTTCCTCATGGTAGTTATCAAGTTCATCTTCTAAACGCCAGTGCTCCTTGTCTCTAGCCTTTTGTTTTTTGTAAGCCTTAACCTTATCAGTATGGGTTCTCGGCTTATGAAACTTATCCATATTTTTCTTTATAGGATTGCGTTTATTTTTCATTGTTCCGTACCGTTTATTTCCTTATACTATTTATAAAAGGGTTATTAGCATTAGAAACCTTTATAGTTTTTTCTGCTTTCTTAATCGTATGATATATCTCTTCTAAATCAACATCTCCTTTTGGGACTTCAAAAATCTGCATAGTAGATCTATTAAAATTAAAAAGATTTTTAAACCAAGATAATTTATCAGTGCTTTTCTTAAATAAGAAGGCTTTCTTAGCAGTCTTAATAGGTACATATACTGATACTCTACCTGAGTGAGTACCCCTAAAAGTTCGACCAAAGGTATGTTCATATCTAAGTCTTTTACTTCGTACTCTAATAATCGCTACACCTGTTGAGTTAGCATGTTTCCATGCTGCCTGTATAGAATAAGGTGCATCCTTAATAGGTCTTGTAGTTTTAGAACCATCTGAACTATATGTAATTGTGTTGCTCATCTATATGTCTCCTTATGACATGAAGCACAAAGATATTCATGATACTTATCATTTATATCTGCTTTATTTTTACACTGTGGCTTACCACATGAGGGTCTATTGTCTATGAATTTATAATGTCTTGCCATTTAAGATGCACTTCTTTCTACACCAGCAATCTTTAATATATTATTAAGACTGTAACAATACGTTATATCATTTTCATTGAATACAATTCGTTTGCGTTTTACTTTATACTTTATTCTACCTACCTCTTTATTTAATACATCAGCTATATAATATAATTGAGACTCTTCAAAATCCATATCTAAGCAGCCTTGTCTAAGCGTTTGAATACTTCACGAACTTTATCTTGTCGTCTTACTTTGATAGCTGATATGTTATGTTCAGCAGTCTTCTTACCAGCAGCAGCATGAGTAGCCCAATGAGTAAGAGTATTGTATACCGCCCACAAATTACGACCAAGTGCGGCTGTCTCATATTTCATGTAGTGATCCCAAAGTTTCATTAGTGTTTTATTACGGTACACTTCAGGCTCTGCCATGAAAGATGCTTCTACTATTTTCTGTTCTCTATAGCTCAGTTCTCTAGTTATAAATTTACAGTTGGCTACTTGAGCAAAGATTCTTAAAGCTTCCATATTTTTTATGTCTACATTCTTCCACTCTTTCCAACGCTCTACTTCTTTTTCATACACTTCTAAAGACTTCGATAACTTCTTAGCAGCATGAGCCATATTAAGATTCTTGGTGTGTCGAGACTTATACATAGCAAAGTCTTCAAGAATAACCTGCCCATTCGTACAGGCCATACGGACAGCCCCTATATCTATATGGAAACACCAGCTACCATCGAAACTATTCCTAGCCAGTATCTCTAATACTGAAGAGTCGCCTCTGCTTGTCTCAAGTTCATGTGCCGGGAAAGTATACCTAGCATACGCTCTTGCACCGTTATGACTGACCTCGATATTTCTTCTCACTCCGGTCAAATCAAGATCAGAGTCAGCAATAATACGTTCAACTGTCCTGAATGTATCAGGATGTTGTGCTATCTGATAGCTATCACTGACAACAGACAGTACCTCTCCAGTATCATTATTAACCAATGCTTTTTTATTGGGTACTATAGTTGCTGGTCGAACATATACAGACTTTGGTGACACATTGAAGTTAGCACTTCCGAAGTCTCCTAAGTCATTTAATACTTCTTGTCTTGGGTTTAGCGCTGTAACATTCGTCATGTAGTTCTCCTAGTGGATTGCTTTAAAGTTAAGAAAGGGATCAGTCGTATGTTTATTACCTAACCAAGTAACTAATGGTTCTACTTCATCAATCATTAAATCTGTAGTCCCAATACATAGTGTCTCTGGTCCGTAATAAGATGATTGTTTTAAGATGAGTGCTTGTCCAGCAACTTCCATACAATCATTGGTTTCGTTAGATAATTTCAATGTAAAGTATTTCTGATCAGGACCAACATCTAATCCGTAAGTATCAATAAACAATACATTGTCATTACTTTTCTGTCTAGAAAATCCAGTTTCTAAAGTAGGTAGTTTTTTTAATTCAATATTATGACAGTCTAAAAGAACACAGAATTCTTTTGTTTGATAAAAATAATCTGTATCTGTCCAATATCTTTGTGTCTTCCAAATAATTTTATCGTCCTTTTCTAATGTAACTTTCTGTATAGTTTCAGTGGACGGGTCAATCAATATACCCTTCATTCTTTCTATCTCCTCCTTTTAAATTAAAATGTATCTACAATCCAGACAACACCTCGATCCATAGAGTTGCTATCTAAATAGTCAACCCTACTCTGTAAATAAAGAAACTTAGGACTCGATCTCTTTTTATACAGATACGCCCTGTCTCCCTTAATAGAGAAACGTTCAGACATATGGTACTTCTTACTTCTTAAATAAGTTTGAGCCGACTCAATATTTGTGAACTTCATGCTATCTTTTCCCTCCGTTTTAAAGCAAAGTTTTCTAAAGAAGTAAAATCATCGTCATCTTGCATCAGAACATCCAACATTATTACTTCTTTATTTATTGCTCGTGTTCTTATTCGTATTCCCTCTAACTTCGCTTCTTGTACTTCCTTTTCTAACTCTAGGATCTTTATATCCTGTTTTGTTAGTTCCAACCTTTGACTGATACACAATTCTTTAAGCGTATCAATGTCTTTAATGTTATCAATATCCATCTTTTTCTCCTCGTTTATTTAACTTTAGTTATGATACCGTCTTCAACAGTAACCTGCCCGAACCATTCTCTTCCGCGCCCTGTCATATGAGGGCGATGAGCCACTGTCATTGTACCTGTTGGTACATATTCAGGCCCGAACATAGAAGTTTCTTGGTATTTAAAGACGCTGCCTACAGCTTCTTTACAAGCCTTCTTAGTGTCATACATTGCTATCAACATTTAATTACCTCCTAAGGTTATAGTATGTTTCTATAAAACTTCGTGAAGATATACTTCCATATCTGTATCACGAGCATGTTCATATCGATCCCAGCCTTCCTTTCCATTGTTCATTTCCATTGGCACTACAACATCATTGCTATCCCAATCCATTTGCCATCGGTGATGAGCGGTTGCCTCGGCTATCGAATATATATGTGCCCACTTTTCCTTGGTGATATTGCCCCTGTATTTCACAAGGAAGGCGGCTAATAAAGCTGCGAACAGCACTCCTTCAGGGTTTTTTTCTACCTGTTTGGAATACTTCTTATTCATTATCCCCTCTAAATGCTGGGTGTTTGCAGTGTTTATATTGTCAAACATCTCTTTTATTTCCACAATTTTCATAAATACCTACCTTAATAGTTTGTATTAATTAATGTATCCGACCGACCAGCGCAGCATCGCATGTTCCGCGTCCCTCGTCAAGCCTCTACGCGGGTAAGACGAGGCTTAGTATTTAACAGGCTATGAAGTAAGGATTAAGAGGTTGGCGCTGCAATAAGGCGGCATTTAAGAATCTACGGAGGGAATAAGAAGCTCGTGCTGCAATAAGGCGGCACTCAAGATCACCCTAGTCTCTAGTTTAATCTAAGTTCCAATGGCATCTTAACTAGCTTGCCTCTGGTATGGCCTTCTCTAAACTCTTCCTAGTTTCAGTACCTCTAATCCCTTCGGGATTTCGCAGCTTTTCTGTGAACATAAAAAACCCCCACCGAAGTGAGGGTTAAAGCCCCTTTTAGTTGAAGAAGGGGCAACTCTTCTTTGCTAAGTCAGCTAGTCGAGGTTGTGATCCTTGACGTACTTAGTAATTGCTCTTCGATACTTTGCAGGAAGCCGTCCCTGTGGCTCATTGTAGAGCGTGCTGGCGTCCATGAAAGTGAATTTGCCGTCCCCGGCGAGTTTCAAGAGATGGGCTTTGATTCGCGAAGCGTCTTGCCAATCAGGTTTACCGTTCGGCTGCCTTTTCGCCAAACGAAAACCAAGGCCTCGACACTGTTTGAATGTTGCGCCACCCTTTTGGGTCTTCTCGTTCACCTTGGACATATCGAAAGTAGTTGTAGTCATGGTTTCCCTCCTTAGGGATTAGTGGTTTGATACGAGGCTTGTAGAAGTACGATGTACTTTATAAGTTCCTCGTAGTTTTTGGAATCTTCTGTTCGAACTCCGGTTATCTTAACGCTGGATGGAAGAATATGTACTAAATTTTCCTTCAGCGATCTGACGTTTGGAAATTCGAGCGTCGTATTCGTATTTAAAGTTACTAGTATTACTTCGTTCATTAAAATCTCCTCACTTAAACACCTTAGTGTTGTGAGGAGCATTTTTGGACGTTAGTAATTCTGTAACTTTAGATGCGATATATGACCGAATTTCTGTCAGATCGCTGAAGGGAAATTTGCTTTAAAGTACATATTCGATGACAGCGTTAAGATGGAGTTTGAACTGAAGATTGCAGTAGTTTACTACGAGGAACTTATGCTTTTTGTACATCGAACTTCTACGGTTAAGACTCGTGGTTTATCAATCCACTAATCCTGCGAGGAGGAGATGACTACAATCTACTGCATATGTTCAAGTGAAGGAGCAAAAGGGTGGAGGTTTCGCAACTTCAAAGATGGAGAGGCCGCAGAGTTTTCGTATTACTTTATACACTATGCAGCCTTTATGAACTATGTAAACCTGATTGGCAGCGTAGTGAATCGAAGTTCAACTCTTTAAAGTCGCTCAAATTCATAAGTGGAGGTCAGTAAAGCTCTGCGGTGAGACGCAGCTTCCTGTGAAGTATTGGAGAGGAATTACGGCGTCGAGGATCTCTCGACTAGTTGACGTGTGAAGAAGAGTTGACTACGAAAACTAAAAGGGCTTTAAGAATTACGAGGTTTTTCAGGGGGTTATGCACTGGATCAGAAAAGCTGCGACGACTACAAAGACTTCAACACTCTTTAGTCTACCCTGCCGTTGAAGTCTTTGTAGTCGTGAGGTACTGCCAAGCTATACCGGGGCAGAAGGCCATACCCCCTCCACCCCATATCTATAGCGTAGTCATACTAAATTCCTAGTTTTAGATGTAAACTAGATCTGGTTAATTGTCGGGCTTTAAAGACTACACTAAAAAGACCTAGAATGAGCTATATGACCCGGTGGGTCGATTACTACAGTATACAGTTGGATTCGAATTTTGTCAAGTTAGGGGTTGACAAAGTGTTAATCTGACTCTATAATGTGTGAATATGCCTATATTACATAATGTTGAAAAAGAAACTAAAAGAGAACTGACAGAAAAGCAGCAGTCCTTCTTGAATTATCTTGTGGAAACGCAAGGTGATGCTAAGAAGGCAGCGGAGTTAGCAGGATATTCGGGGCCGCACTACCAAGTAGTAAAAGCTTTAAAGTCTGAAATCCTTGAATTGACTCAAGAGGTCTTAGCACACTCTGCACCTAAGGCTGCTTTTAAGCTAGTAGAGATTTTAGATTCTAAAAGACCCATTGTTCAGGCAAGTAATAAGCTGGCAGCAGCACAGACTCTTCTAGATCGTGTAGGTGTAAGTAAAGTAGATAAGCTAGATATCAACCATAAAGTAGCAGGTGGTATCTTTCTTATGCCCGACAAGGCTCCTATAGATGTAGCGGAGATAGTTGAGGAGTAAAACATGCTAGTACCAGATGGTTATAAGAGGAGAACATCTTCTACAGTTCCATTTGGGTATTCTCTAAGTTCGATTGAGGGTTATCTGGAACCGATACCTCAGGACTTGGAAATACTAAATGAGGTAGCGGAAGCAGTACACATAGGAGAGATAAGTCTTGGTATTGGTGTAGATTGGCTTGAAGCAGAGACGGGTAAGAAGATGTCTCGCCCCGGATTAAAGAAGTATGTAGATAAGAAGTATGGCAGAAGATAAGTATCTTAAAGATTCTGAAGGTAACTATATCCTTAATAAGGACGGCTCTAAAAGAAAGAAGTCCGGTAGACCTAAAACCTCAGAACTCTCAGATACTCGAATTGCTCTTCAGGCGCAGAGACGCTTAAAGACAAAAGATGATAATGTTAAAAAGTTACGGCGAAACTTAAAGATTGCAGAAAGCAAACTCAATAAGGAGAAGAAAGCCCTAACTTCAAATGTTCTGACAGAATCGGATACCAAAGAGTTACCCGATGTCATACAAGAACATTTAAATGAGACAGGTTCCTATGTGGCTTTCATGCCGAACGAGGGACCGCAAACAGATTTTTTGGCCGCACCAGAAAAGGATGTACTCTATGGTGGTGCGGCGGGAGGCGGTAAAAGCTTTGCAATGCTTATTGATCCTTTGAGGTCATGTCATTTCAAAGAACACCGGGCATTGATACTTAGAAAGTCTATGCCAGAGCTTCGTGAGCTGATCGATAAGTCAAGAGAGTTATATCCCAAAGCTTTTCCGGGGTGTAAGTTTCGAGAGGTTGAAAAGCTATGGAACTTTCCTAGTGGAGCGAAGATAGAATTTGGGTTCCTTGAGAGAGATGCTGATGTGTATCGCTATCAAGGACAAGCATATAGTTGGATAGGGTTTGATGAAATTACTCACTTACCCACAGAGTTTGGTTGGAACTACTTGGCTTCACGGCTTCGTACTACCAATCCAGAGATAAAAACGTATTTACGTTGTACGGCTAACCCCGGAGGTGTAGGCGCACAATGGGTTAAGAAAAGGTATGTCAATCCAAAAGATCCTAATGAGACTTTTAAAGGGGATGATGGGTTAACGAGAAAGTTTATTCCTGCAAGACTACAGGATAATCCGTATCTTGCAGAAGATGGTGATTACGAAAAGATGTTGCTTTCGTTACCGCCAGTACAAAGAAAGCAACTATTAGAAGGCAATTGGGACATAGCAGAAGGCGCAGCGTTTCCTGAGTTTGATATGGAAGCACATATAATCGCGCCGTTTGAGCTACCCTCTTGGTGGGAAAGAGTAAAAGGAGTGGACTACGGTTATGCTTCTGAAAGTTGTTGTTTATGGGCAGCAATAGATCCTGACGACAAGACCATCATCATATATAGAGAATTATATCAGAAAGGGTTGACCGGGGATCTACTTGCTGACAAAATGACAGAACTAGAAGCAGAGGAGATAAAGTCTATTCCGGGTGTCTTAGATACAGCAGCTTGGTCACGGACAGGATATTCTGGTCCTACGATTGGGGAAGCTCTTGTAACTAGAGGTCATAAATTAAGGAGAGCAGATAAAAATAGAATAGCTGGTAAAATTCAAATACACGAACACTTGCGATTGAAACAGGATACTGGAAGACCTCGATTGCAAATTTTTAATTCTTGTACGAATTTAATTAGAGAATTACAGGGTATACCTTTATCAACTACTAATTCAGAAGATGTGGATACCCATGCGTCTGACCATGCTTATGATGCTTTACGTTACTTAATAATGAGCAGACCACGATTAGATCATCCATATGATAGGATGTTACAAATTAAAACGGAAGCTTATCAACCTGTAGATAGCACATTTGGATATTAATATATGGCAGAAAAAGACAATACATTCTTAGGTGCTAACAGTATCTACGAGGACGTAGAAGGCGAAACTGGTAAGAATTTAAAATTAAAAGAAGACCAGAAAAGTAATCTAGTAGCCATTATTAATTCTAGATTTACAGACGCAGAAGGTTCTAGAAAGCAAGATGAATCAAGATGGTTGACTGCCTATGAAAACTACCGTGGTCAGTATAATCGTTCTGTTCGTTTTAGAGATTCAGAGAAGTCTAGAATCTTTGTTAAGATTACAAAAACAAAAGTCTTAGCAGCCTTTGGTCAATTAGTCGATGTTATCTTTGGAACGGGTAAGTTTCCTATAGGCATTTCAGAAACGAAGTTACCTGAAGGAGAACTTGGTTCTGCTCATCTAGATACGCAAAATCCAGTTCCCGGTTTGGAAGACTCGATTGCAGAAAGACCTGATAATTTTGGGAATCGTTTAGAAGATGAGATTGTAAATCCTTATGATGTAGGATTTCAGGGAGACAATAGAACTTTAACTCCCGGTGCAACCTTTTCAAAAGGGATCTTTCAAGATAGTTTAGAAGATCAAGCAGAAGAGAATGGATATTTAAAAGAAGGCTTTAGTCCCAATCCACAGCATTTAGAGTTATCTCCAGCCCAACGTGCAGCAAGGAGGATGGAGAAACTCATACACGATCAGATAGAAGAGTCTAGTGGTTCCTCAGAAATACGGAATGCTCTTTTAGAATCTTCTTTATTAGGTACAGGTATTGTTAAAGGACCATTTAATTTTAATAAAACTTTAAATAGATGGGACGATAGTGAAGGAGAAAGGGTATACTCTCCAATAGAAGTCAGAGTTCCTAGAATAGAGTTTGTCAGTTGCTGGGATTTTTATCCTGATCCTCAAGCTACTAATATAGAAGAATGCGAATATGTCATTCATCGACATAAAATGAATCGCAGTCAACTGAGGCAGCTACGCAATATGCCTTACTTTGATGAGGATGTAATTAGAGCCTGTATTCAAAACGGGCCTAATTATGTAGAGCGTGGATATGAGTCACAATTAAAAGATGACAACTCTTCACCAGACGATGCATACCAAGTGAACTTTGAAGTTCTAGAGTATTGGGGAATCATGGATGCTATGTATGCTAGAGAAGTAGGCATAGATGTTCCAAGTAGTGTTGATGATTTAGATGAAGTACAGATTAATGCATGGGTTTGTGGAAACATGCTACTTCGTGCAGTAGTGAATCCATTTACGCCTTATCGTATTCCATACAATGCTTTCCCTTACGAAAGGAATCCTTATAACTTTTTTGGAATCGGTGTCGCAGAGAACATGGATGATTCTCAGCAGATTATGAATGGACACGCAAGAATGGCTATCGATAACCTAGCACTGGCAGGATCTTTAGTTTTTGATATAGATGAATCCGCTTTAATTGGTGGTCAGTCTATGGAAGTATACCCCGGCAAAATATTTAGGAGACAAGCAGGGCAACCCGGACAATCTATTTATGGGTTGAAGTTTCCTAATACAGCACCTGAAAACATGATGATGTTCGATAGATTTAGGCAGCTTGCAGATGAACAGACAGGTATACCTAGCTATAGTCATGGTCAAACAGGTGTTCAGAGTATGACACGAACTGCTTCGGGTATGTCTATGCTTTTAGGTGCAGCCTCTTTAAACATAAAGACTGTAGTTAAAAACTTAGATGATTTTTTATTAAAGCCTTTAGGGGAATCGTATTTTCAATGGAACATGCAATTCTTTGAAGGCGACATAGATGTAATAGGTGATTTAGAAGTCAAGGCTACAGGTACAAATAGTCTGATGCAGAAAGAAGTACGCAGTCAGCGTTTGACAATGTTCTTACAGACAGCACAAAGTCCAGCGATTGCTCCGTTTGTTAAGATTTCTAAATTAGTAAGTGAGCTTGCTTATAGTCTCGATCTTGATCCAGATGAAATTCTGAATGATCCTGAAGAGGCTGCAATAATGGCACAAATTATAGGAATGCAAAATGCTGGACAAACAACTGGCCCGGAAGCTGAACTTGCTGGTGGGCAACCGGGAGCTATGGCTGGCCCTGAAGGAGCACCTCAACAACCTCAAGACCTTGGAGCTACAGGCACTGGCGGTGGCAACATCGGAACAGGAAATGTTCCGCTTGCAGGGGAGGCTGAATTCTCTGGTACGCCTAGAGCAACTGGAGGGACAGGTTAAAGAAGCCCTGTCTAGAAGAGATGAGTAATGTTTACGACGCATGGTTTTGGTGTTACGAACGTAAAGATTATTTTCGTTGGAACGAATTTATAAAATACTACAAGGATCAAAAAAATGCCTAATAAAAAGAAAGAAACTGCTGGATTACTTGTAGCTGTTGCACCTGTAGCTATTAAAGAAAGAGATAAGAAGTATGGCGGTGGACTTTTAGAAGACGATAGAGAACGCTATGCATTCGGAGGTTTAACTACTTTATTTAATAGACTTACTACACGATGGTTAAGAAAACAAAAAAAGTCAGAGAGAAAAACACCTACTGTTGGAAAAGAAGTTAGAGAAGGTTTAGAAATTGGTAAAATTATAAAAAAATATGACCGCTTATCTCAAACACAAAAAGATAAACTTGATCAAAAAGTAGTTGATGACGTAACCACATTATCTTCTGATGAATTAGATTTGGTTATGTTTAATACAGTCGATATGGATGATGAAACTCTTTCATTAGCGGGAAGTATATATCCTGATTTTGACGGTTTAACTGTTGCGGATCTGTATAAACATACTAATGATCCTAAAGCCGTAGATGCAATTTTTAGATATAATTATCGTAAACAAAACGCTATGGAAGAGAACATAGATTTAGTAACAGATGATCTTGATGCCGATTTAGAGGGTGCAAGTCAACGTTATTTATCAAGAGAAATGGGAGAATATTCAGAGGAGCCACTACAGCCTATAATTACAGAAAAAAGAAAGCAACTACAAGAAGGGGGTGATCCAGCAGTCTTGATGCCTCCTCCTCTTCCTCAAGAAGACGAGATGGTTTCTGATGATCAAATGGAGGATGACTATTTAAACTTCGTAGTCTCTCAGTCTCTTAGTGAAGAGGAGGAAAGCTATTTAATGGAAACACTTACGGCTGATCCACAACTGAGCGTTATTTTTGATAAGGTTATGGATGTAGCTACAGAATTTTCAGGAGCTGGCCCTGTCGATGGGCCGGGATCTGAAGTCTCCGATTCGATTCCTGCAAGGTTATCGGATGGGGAGTTTGTCTTAACTGCGAAAGCGACTGACGAAATAGGTCCAGAGAATCTGGAAGCTATGATGCAAGATGCAGAAGCCAGAGCAGATAAGCGGCAAATGGCAGCACTAGGAGGAATGATACAAACAGACCCTGAAGAACCAGAAGATCTGGATGATCCAGAGACTGAAGAAATCAGAAGAAGTATGTTATCAGTAAATCCTCGTCTGCGAACGGGATAGAGCCACCCTATTTATATAGGCACTTTATCAATTTAATAACCCGAAAGGCTACCTTTACAAGACAAGCCCTGCTTATTTTGGCCTTTAAGCAGCCACCTTTGTTAAGAAAGCCCTGAGTAGGAAATAGAAAATGACTGAACTAACTGAACAAGAGGAACAAGCAAACCCTTACAATCAACGTAAATCTTGGCACGACGTAGAAGAAAAAAGATTTTTATCGGCTGACGAGCCTTATTTTGAAGAACCTGTAGCGCAAACAGAAGATTCAGAAGAAGAGGCCACGCCTCAAAGGGATACGCAAAAGGCAAAGCCTTATAAGCGTCCTGATTATAAAAAGCGATATGACGATCTAAAATCACACTATGATCGAAAACTTGATGAGTTTAAAGTGAGAGAACAGGAACTATTAGAGGATGTCAGAAATGGTCAACCTTCTTATACAGCTCCTAAGACTCCTGAAGAACTTGAAAAGTTTAAGACAGAATATCCAGATGTATTTGATGTAGTAGAAACTGTAGCTCATATGCAAAGCGAGGAGAAGACAAAAGCTCTAGAAGAGCGTCTTACATCCTTACAGGAAAGAGAAGCAGAACTCATACGGAAAGATGCAGAAAAGAGATTGATGGATAAACATCCTGATTTCGATGATATTAGAAATAGTGATGAGTTTCATGCGTGGGCAAAGGCACAACCAGATTCTATCCAAGATTGGATATACAAGAATACTGGTGATGCTGATCTTGCGAGTAGAGCCTTAGATTTATTTAAGAAAGATGCGGGTGTAGATGTACCTCCCAAAAGAACAAGGCGGTCAAATTCTAAAGAGTCCAAAAAATCTGCTGCTGATATGGTATCAACAAAAACAACGAGTGTTGAACCACAGCAGGATAAAATTTGGACTGAAAGGGAAATAGCTGCTATGTCTATCGAACAGTTTGATAGATTTGAAGAAGAAATCAATCAAGCAGTGAGTGAAGGCAGAGTAGTTAAATAATTATTTTAACTTTAAGGAGGAGTCAAAATGGCATATAATCAATCTGACCAGTATTTTGAACCAAGTACAGATACTGATGCCAACTTTGCTAACTCCGTAAGTGGGCAAAATAATTCGTTTTTCCTACCGGCAGTCTACTCTAAAAAGGTTCTTAACTTCTTTAGGAAGGCTTCGGTTGTTGAAGCGATTACAAACACCGATTATTCTGGTGAAATTGCAAACTTCGGAGATTCAGTAAAGATTATTAAAGAACCAACCATCACCGTATACCAGTACGAACGTGGTGCAGATGTAACTCAGACAAAGCTAACTGACCAAGAGTTGACGCTTGTCGTAGATACGGCTAATGCCTTTAAGTTCAAGGTGGATGACATTGAAAGCAATATGTCCCATGTGAACTGGCGTGAAGTCGCTTCATCTTCGGCAGCTTATGCTCTCAAGGATGCTTTTGATGAGGGTGTACTTGCAGCTATGTTTAGTGGTGTCTCTGCATCTAGTCCTAACCATGTACTAGGTTCAGATAGCGCAACTGATCTTGCTTCTGGCACGTTCGATGGTACGGGTAATCTCGATATAGGTTTCGGAACTTCGGAACATGATCCTTTAGATATTTTAGGTAGAATGGCTCGTCTTCTAGACGACCAAAGTGTTCCTGAAGAGGGACGCTGGTTTGTAGCCTCACCTGATTTCTATGAGGTTCTTTCTGGAACAGCATCGAAACTGCTATCGTCTGATTACAACGCTGGTCAAGGTTCGATCAGAAATGGTCTAGTAACGTCTGGTAAGATTCGTGGATTTAGTATGTACAAGTCTAATAACATTGCAAGCACAACTAATGCTGCTGGTAAATGTATTGCTGGTCATATGTCTTCTACGGCAACTGCACAGACGATTACAAGTACTGAAGTATTACGTGATCCTGATTCGTTTGGTGATATTGTACGAGGTCTTCATGTATATGGAGCCAAAGTACTACAATCTGGCGCATTAGTTTCCGCATTCTACGGTATCGACTAATCAAACTGGATTCGGGAGTCTGAATAGGCTCCCCTTTCCTTTTATTAGAAGGTTAATAAATGTTAAAAAAATTACTTAAAAAAGTAAATCGTGGAGCACGGAAAGTTAATAAAGGTGCATCTCAATTTATTATACAACCTATAATACATGAAGTTGCTAAAGATGCAAAGAAAACTGTAAAAGATATTCAAACTCTGAATAACGCTGCCGCCCAAAAAATAGTTAATCCTATTGCTAATAAAGTTTTAGGTAGAACAGGATATGGAAAAGGCGGTTATGTTAATATTCAGGATATGGATAACAAAAACAAATAATTTTGGAGATAAAATATGGCAAGCCCAGTTATAGATATAAGAGATACGGGTAGAAACTCAGCAAGAACAGGAGATGTCCGTGCGCTTGCTGATAATGTGGTAAGTTCTTGGACTTCAGTAACGACAGGTAC